ATTTGTTTTGAGCTTTCACCCTCCTTGACCGCATAGTTTTGTAAGATTTCATTGTTTACGAACTTGCCCGAACTCGTAATTACTCCAAAAGGTTTCATTTTTTGTCTTCTCCTTTACGTGGTTGTGCTTTTGGCCTTTATCTTTATTGGAGCCCTTCTTGTATTTTTAGCAAATGCAAACATTAAAGCATCTGCTCTGTCCGGGGAAGGTACACTTCTCTTTTTCATACTTTCTTTGCTCTCAACCTGAATTTGTCCCCTGGAATTAATTTTGTATTTAATATTGGACAATTGGCTTATAAGGTCTTCGTCGTCTTCTATGTCAATATCTCCCTCTTCAAACCTTTCCCTCAGACCCCACCACCACTCCGCTCTGGCGTTAGCAAACCTCTCACTATCACTGGCAGCAAAACCTGAACGCATTTCGACTGCCGGTTTACCCTGCTCTTTCATTCTGTCATAAACCCCAGCACCGAGTCCGTCTGCGTCCACTTTGGCAACTTTCGCTCCGGTCTCGGTTAAAAGCTGTATTGTAATCCCGGTCGTTTCCATAGTGTTGGCCATCGGTATAACGCTTTTAATACGTGCTACCGACCCTTTTCTTTCTATATAAACGGTTTCGTCCGGGCCGTATCTGGCAATGTCCACCCCAAGCTCGTGCGGTTCCCCGGGTTCCAGTATTCTTCTTACTGCCGCTTCTATCCACACCAAAGGTATTAGAGTGTCTGTACTTTGCTTCGGGAAGTGTCCCAGGACCCTGCTCTGATACAGGGGCGATTCTTTTCCCCACCTTTTATACCTTTGCGCTACCCACTGCGGCGTTATGAGATATGGCCTGGGCAACGGTCGTTTGTTTATTTTTTCCTCCCAATTTCCTGTCTCAATGTCTTGTGGCGTTATACCAAAATGTGTAAAATTTGGAGTATTAAACGCGCTAATAAAAAACCTCCTAGTACCCGGTGACTTAAAGCTTTTACCGAACCTGCCCGATTCGTCGGTCGGGTTTGATATCATGAGCAACTTAGCGTTTTCACTGGTCAAAATTCCGTCTATAGCCTGAAAGATGTTTTCGCTCACCCCAACTGCTTCATCCACTATAACCAAAATATTTGCTTCATGGAATCCCTGAAACCTGTCCGGGTCGTAATCCGGTGCAGTGAAGCCCCAAATCCACCAATTCACGTCAAACCTTAATTCCTGTGTTAAAAGCTCTCCACCAAGTGGAATTTTGGCCTTCTTGTGCGCCAGTCTTATTTCCTTCCACAAAATCCCCTTAACCTGTCTATCTGTTGGGGCCGTCGTTATGACTATTGAAGGTTTGTGGTTACAAGCGTACCACAGCGCAATGGATGCCGCTAAATAACTCTTTCCTGCACCGTGACAGCTGGCCACCGCCACTTCCGATTCTTCATTGATGCTCCTCGCAATCTCTGCTTGTTTGTCCCACAATTTTCCCCCGAGAACGTTCTTAATCCACCAATCGGGGTGTTCTCTCGATTTTTGAAAAACACCTGATACTTCAAGTGCTTCAAGCATCGTCATCAACTCGCTGCATCAGTTCTACCCAAGTCATATACGCGTCTGCCTTTTTGCTTTCAGCATCGGTTCCTAATACTTCGGATTTTGTCTTAATGGCCTGGGTAATATTCAAGTTACAAGAACGAATATAGTCCGTCAACGGCTTGGGCGCGCTCTGCTGTGTCTCAAACTGTTCCTCCATAATTTCAACGGCCTTCACGTACATTAAATACTCCTTCTCAATGATATGGTCTAATTTCTCCGCTTCTGTCACGTTTTGTTTGGCTAAAGCCTGCGCCTGCGCAACCGTCTTTTGGTATTCGTTCTGAATTTCCTGGGGGTCTTGTGGTTCGGGTCTCTTAACACGCTTTTCAGCGTATTGTTTGATGGTCTCTTCCTTGACCGGCATAACGTGCTTTTTCATATGTGTCCACACGGACGATTGACTTATATTCTCACCAAACTCACTTTTTATCCGCTTGGACACCACAGATGAACTCAAGTTTTCTTCAAGAATCCAACTTTCCACTATTTCCCTGTTGGGTGAAGTACAAACTTTACATTGCACGCTTTTGCCCATGTAAAACACACTCCTTCTATTTATATTTTAACACAGTAAAGTCAAATTGTCAAGTTATATAAGACGTTATTTATAAACAGGTATAGTATCTTGCTAACTTTTGTCTCTATGTGGTACAATTGTGACAAGAGGAGGTGACATATATGAATAATGATAAACTAAAGCTTGAAAAACTGGTTATCAAGATTTCCAAAGAAGAAAAAGATTTAATATCGCACTTTGCTAACGCAAAGAGTATTAATGTATCGGCCTTGGTCCGCAGGCTCTTAATAGAACACATTAAAGGAGAAATGGGTTATGTTGAAAGCAAAGACAGTTAAAGAGTCCTTAAGAGAATGGTTGAATAGATGCGTATGTGAGAATATAGACCACCCCCTTGAAGATGCCAGACAAAAAAGAACGTATTTGTTCCTGCGACCAGCCATCAACGATGATTTAAAACCGGACCTGAAGTGGCTGCAGGAAAACATGTCCAAATTCTTCAATCCGGAAGACTTGATAAGACACATTGAAGCCACTCTCATCATGAAAAGACACAAATACGACTATCAACCCCACGCCCCGTTCATCTGTAACGAATGTGCAGAGAACATTGGACTGGAGATTTATGAAGAGTGGGGCATCACAACACAAACATTTTCCAAGTGCTTCAACTGTGGCTTGAAGTGGGACCCCTTTGACGACAAAATCCCCGGAGCGCACTGTGTTGTGGATGGTGAAAACTATTGCATCGTTTGTTTCCTACGACAGGGTTTACAGAGTGACCAACTGTCCAACAAAGAAACCGCCAAAAAACTGACTAAAGTCCAGAGTGAGATGAAAGACAGAAAGACCGCAACCGAAGTCAAGAGAGAACAGAAAAGGGAATTGAATAACCTAATCTATGAAGACTGGTTGGCCGCAAATTCATGTTTAGAGTGTGGAGAAGTAGAACTCTCGAAATTGATTGCTATTCCCGGGCGGAATAGTCCCCCAGGCAAAGTGTATTTGTGGAAAAGAGACAACAGCAGTGAAACATTTAAAAAGAAGATCAAAACAACAAACGTATTTTGTAAAGCTTGTATTTCTGCTAATACCTCTCAACTTCTGCGTCAATAACTGCCGATCCCTGTAGTGGTAAAACATTTGTCGCCCACCCCCAACGACCGACCAAAACCCCAGCAGGGTGTTCGATTCCTTTCAATGCCCCTGCCGGTAACTGCCGATCCCCCAGCCAATATCCACCAATTATAGCACCGATTACCTCCGATCACTACCCTTCCTCTTTTGGACCACTCCTCCTACACCCAAAACATTAGCATTAGAACGCCTGTTTGTATGACTATGTGTTTATTATGTGTTCGAACTATGTGTTCTCTATGTGTTATGTGTTTCGTGCGAGGGCAGTAGAGAGTATGTGTGTTATACTGTGTGTAACACATACTCTCCCCCTTGGGGGTCCACACACAACACATAGTAGCTCTGTGCCCGTCCCACGGTGCACGAGATACAACACACATATATTCTCCGGATAACACATAGTAAACACATAGTAAACACATAGTGGTCAGAACCGAAAGTGCCCGTCCCACGGTAAGCAGAGCCGATGCGTTAATATAGGTATATACTACTATGTGTTTCTTGTACGAAACACATAGTAATTGGTAATCCCTGACAGCGTCCAGCACCTATATGTGTGTGTTATATATGTGAAGGGGAAGCCCGGGCTGAGGAAAAGTTTACGGAGTGGCGCGCGTGGCGTGCGCCCGATCGTTCACTTTCCTTATTTTTACGCACATACGTGCGCACGTGTAAATATAAGGAAGATTGACAAGTTTTACCATACCGTGCTATAATTAAAGCAACTGGTAATGCTGTTACGGTTAATGTAGTTAGGGAAATCGGCTAAACCACATGAAAAATCCCCACAACCCCAAATTGTTAAGAAAGCTTAACAAAATTGTTAAGAAAGCTTAACAAGTTTATACTTGACAAAACATGTAAATATGTGGTATAATAAAATTAGAGATTGAGAGAGAACAAAACAAAGGAGGAAGAGAAAATGGCGAAGAGCAAAACCGAATTGCAGCTGAAGGTAAAAGAAAACTTTTTTAAACTTTACAGGCAAGGTAAGATGACAAAGGATTTGGCAGAAGAAATGGTCAAGAAAGCAGAAAAAATGGAAACAATGGAATTAGAAATGTGGTTAAGGGACACTGAGAGAGAATTAAATAAGGAGTAATCGAAATGATGATATTTGGAATTAACGGGATTGATGAGAACCGCTTAGAAGAAGTCATGGAGATAGCAAAAGAAAAGGGGCGGGTAGAGTTGGCAGCTTATGATGACGGCGAAA